GCCGTTTATGGCTGTTGTTGATGCTCCTGTTTCTAGAGAATTTCTTGTGGCCTGACATCCGGTCAAGCCACAAGCGAAGACAAGGTTTAACACAATCCATCGCATAGGTCACCTCCGGAATTATCATCGACAATTTCCGTAGGCAACTTTACTACAATGGAAGGAATCTTTTAATATTGTCGTAGGTGTTATCGTTTCTGGTGCTATGGGTGATCTCCATGCGACACGACTGGCCTTTGACCGAATCTGGGGTCATCCTTTCCAGACCAAGGGCTTTGTCCAGAGTGGCAATGATTCCAAGATGCCACTTCCACAACTTTTCGTTTGGATGCCCATTGTTCTTATAAAGGTTAATCCATTTCTTTCTGCCTTCAAATTCACCCTCACAAACAGTGGCCTCGATGGTTATCCACTTCTTGCCATCCTTGTCGTTGGTTGAACAGCCAGTGATGGTAATCGGATAAATACCTTCAGGGAAAAGCCTGTCGTGTTCCAGAACCTTAGCATCTTCCTTTGTGAAAAATTCGTCACTCATGGTTACTTACTCGCTTTCTGTGAAAAAATTTCATTAACTTTAGAAACAAAATTGTCAACATTCATCACGCCACTTAAGCCGGGAATCCTGCTCTTTGCAGTCAGTCCTGACCTCGGAGTAACCGTGATAGTTCTCCGTACCTCATTGCCCTCCTTTTTAATTACTGGCTTACCATCGTCTGATACCATCAGATCAATTTCAATGAACCCTACGAGGTCTGCCCAACTCGTTACCCACTCTGCCATGGCTTTATCGGCACGAACCACAAAAGAAGCATACTCTCCTCTAGTAGGATCATTCACCGACTTCACCGCACTATGGCAAAGAAACCAAACACCAAGGTCTTTCTTCGACAGCAGATTGTTCATGAGCAATGACATCTGTGTCACCGATTCAACCAATCCTTTTCCATAACCTCCACAAGCCAATACGATACTACTTGATCCAGATTGTGAACAAATATGCTGATGAAGCAATCGTTCCAAGGCGGTCAAAGAATCGATGGCAATATGATGGTAAGGAAATGATTCCGAACCAATCGTTTCCTTTGCTATCTCCTTGATCAGAGTAACAAACTCTGACCAAGAAGAAATCTTTACGCTATCTACATCCAATCCTGCAATACCATCTTCGACATTTATGAACAGAACCTTTTGCAGTTTTGATGCTAACGTACTTTTTCCAGAACCTTCCGCACCGAAAATAACCGCCTTTGGTTTGTTCACTGAACTGAATCCCTGTGGTTTCTCAATTTTCATTCCTGCTCCTCCGCTTCAAAAGTTATTGTTAATTCCATTGCCTGTGAATGCGTCCATACCCTGTAAATACTCACATCCACGACATTACCCATGATGGTCTTCAAGCCGTATTTGATGATGTTCTGAAACAGTTCTTTAGGCATATCGTGAACCGTTTCCACAAGAATAGATTTTAGGGTTAATGAATCAAACTCGGACTCAACCTTAACCCTGAACACATCGTCATACGGCCCAGTGATTTCAATTACTCTTTTGGGGTACGAACCAAGTGACCATCCCATTCCATCGCATACCGCACGATGGACAATGCATTGGGGAATCTCCAGATTGGCTTTAAACAATTCGCCAGACTTTACGAATCCCAATCCTGAAACTTCTTCTGAACCATTCTCTAGTTCTTCCTGATTCATCGGGCTTAACCTTTCTGTTGGAAAATTGAACATATCCTTTCTTATCCTTCCTTGAAAAAAAAACATGAGGGTGGCAGCAATTCCCACTCTGCTAATTGTGCTGCTATGGCAACGAGCCATTGGATGCACCCTCATGTCTGTTCCATCAAATTTCATCCATGTCATCTTCATCTTCATCTTCGTCCGGATCAGGAATTATTTCCCGATTGTTAACACGATCCCTGATGTTCTTGTTTTTATCGTGTGGATGAATCGGAATACTAAAATCACCTTGAATGTGCAACGGCAGATTGAAACTCAATCTTGCTATCATCCATTGGATTTTTTCTTCTGACCCGGGCTGATAGGGGCATGGATGTAAGACTTGATCCAGCGAGAGGCCCCTAGTTTTAATTCCTTTCTTAGCTCCCATCCCTCACTCCTTTGAGAATGTTACGCTTGCCAATTTATTTTGTCAAACCTAGTTTCAGAAAAAATCCGAAAAAATTGGCATATAATTTTTTACACGCTATAATCATAACATTGGCAACCACTTACGAAAGGAGAAAAAATGCCAAAAAAACATGGCTCAAGGAAAGATCGCCAGAAATTGACGGTGGTTTTCCGGCCAAATAGTGATCTGAAAGAAAAGTTGAACAACCTTGCATTGTCCCAGAACAGGACAATGAATGGTCAGGTGTTGGAGATTCTGGAAAACTTTTTTAAGAAAGAGGCAAAGTGATGATTCCTGTCGAGTATCTTTCGCATTCAAGGATCGAGTTGTATCGCAAAAATCCGGTGTTCTATAAGAAGCAATACATAGACAAGGTAGTCAACCGAGAGAGTACTCCAGCGATGGCATTGGGTTCTCTGGTTCACGCCATGATCTTGGAACCCGAATCTGTCGAAGAAAATTTCAAACTGTCGCCCACAGTTGACAAAAGAACGAAGGCTGGAAAGGAAGAATGGGATCAGTTTTTGAAAAGCATAGGCGATGCCGTTGTCATCACCAGAGATGATGTTGCTATGGCTAACCGAATGATCAGTGCGATTCAGGAAAACTCTGCCACTAGTTATTACCTTGCCAACAAAAACTCCATCATGGAAGAAGAGGTTTTTAAACCCATGATGATTGATGGAAATCCAATTCCGTGCAAAATTATCCCTGACATCTATAGCAAGGAAGATGGGTTCTTGGTTGACATCAAGACGGTGAGTTCCTTCGACCCATTTGATTGGGCTAAAGAGGCTCACTTCTCTGGATATCTCAGGCAATTGGCATTCTATCGTTTGTTTCTTCGCTACCATTCAATTCACATTCATAGCTGTGTTCACATTGTTGTGGATAAGGGTGAATTTCCTACGGCGATGGTAGTTGAATTTGAAAGCAGTGATATTGATCGGGCTGAGAATCAGGTTTACGAAACGGTTCGCAAGCTTCTGATGTCTCATGAGACTGGTTCGTTCCTGCCTCATCACTATGGCCTTGTTCCTAAGGTGACTGTTCCAACTTGGGCATGGAGGTAATCATGTCTATAAACAGCCAGAGAAATATTATTTTCTCCATTCCACCGAGCGTCAACGCCTGTTGGCGTTCGGTGAAAGGAAGGACGATTCTTTCGAAGGAATATCGAAAGTGGAAGGCAGACAATCTTCATGGGCCAAAGTACGGTGACAGGATCACTATGGTGACTAAACCGTGCGATGTAATCATAAACATTCACCAAGGGCATAACTGGAGGAAGTGCGACATAGATAATCGAATCAAGCCGGTTCTGGATCAATTAAAGTACTGCGGGTATATAGCCGATGACAATTCAGACTATATTCGCTCTGTATGTATTCGCCTGTCTTTACCTGCTGGTGAAGGAATGGAAACCTATGTGTCTATTGATCTCGTACCATCTCAGGAGAATTGATAATATGTCTTTATGGAGGCTGCACCCAGAGGACGGGACAATGCGAAGGATCGCTAAAGAAACGGCAATTCAAACCGCAGTTCGAAGAGCTTGTCTTATCACTAGAGAATTCACTGGGCTTGAAGTGATGCCAGAGGAAATGTCTTGTACCTGTGTTGAAACTCTTGCCATACTGGGTAGAATATGGGAACAGGAAGGATTGTCTAAAAGAAAGCCCGACAGTGTTGTGAACTTCGCGTCCTGTATGGCTGTCATGGAATGGTGTCATTCCGTAAAGAAGGCACAGAATAAGCCCTATAGTCTTGATAGTCGAAAGATTTCGGACAATTTGGATTTTGTTGCCAAAACCATGGACGATCTATTTCCCGGCATCATGAGTGCTAAGAATGCAGATCAGTGCATTTATGATGGTATCTGTGCTACTGCTGATGGTTGCGAGAAGAACGGTTGGCAGTGGACAAAGAAGCTTAATGAGCAGATGGTCTGCTTAATGAGCTTATATCCGATATTGAGGGCATTTGGGAAGGTGTCCATCAAGATGGATGAAATTTGCAAGGATTTTTTGGAAAAACGAGAAAGGAACAAAGAAGATGGCAGTCAAGATTAACGACAAAGTTTATGTAACTAGTGCGGAAGCATCCAGAATCATGAATGCGGATAAGTCCCTGTTTTCCTATTGGTTGTACCATGGGGAATTCAGTGGCATCATTGACTTGAATGATGCAGAAATCATTAGAGGTTGTGATGGCGTTGAAGAAGAAATGATAACGAGGCTTAAGGAAGCTAAGGAAAAAAACAAAAAGAATTTTTTCCTGATTCCCCTTGATGAGATCATTCACAAATGCCGTAGACTTGAAAGGAAGCGGGAGATCATCAGGTCAGGAAGAAAAAGAACTAATCCAGTGGAGATGAATAATGAGTAAAAGCATGGATGACTTTTTTAAAAGGTGCAAGGAATTGATCGATCAAAGACAAATTGATTATGCACAGCCTGAAATAAACCTGAGCAGGATTGCAAAGTCTTGGAGCGAATACCTTGGGTTTTTTGTAAGCCCTTATGATGTCTGCGTGATGATGACGATGCTGAAGCTATCAAGGCTTTGCAACGGATATCATCAGGATAGTCTTGAGGATGCTGCCTGTTACATGGCATTAGCATCGAAGCTTTCTGAAACAAGAATCGAGGATTAGGATGGAAGAAAAAGAAAGTGTATCCGATAGGATACTACAGTTCTTGGTTGTTTTTCCGATTGTTGTTTCAACCATTTGTCTACTGTGGTGGGGTACTTTTTGGATTGTTCGTACCATGATTGTGTGGATGAAGGAGTTTTAAATGAGCATTCGTGACGATATTATTGAAGTTGTAGAAGCTAATGGAGATGATGAAATTTTGTTCTTAGATGGATTGGATGATGCGATTGCTGGTGTGACAGGTGCGAACGGAGTTCTTATTGTCATTTACAAGGTCACTTCAATAATAAAGATTCTTATGAACCGTGACGAAATGAGCTACGAGGATGCTTGGGAATACTTTAAGCACAACATAGGTTGTGCTTATCTCGGTGAAAAGACTCCTCTTTTCATGGAAGATTTTCAGGATTGACGGAAATAATTTTACATGGAATTTTAATGGAGGTTTAAAATGCCGAATTGGAAAGAAGAATGGAAAGATATGCCAGAGTTTGTTCAGGAAAAAAAAGAATGCCACGCAAAGATAATTTTTAGATTTGAAAACGATGAAGACCTACAAGAATTTGCAAAACTTATAGGTCAAAAACTTACAAATAAAACTAAAAGTGCTTGGTATCCATTCAAACCACATAGAAGCCCTTTGAATCAGAAATGGATTAACGAATGAACTCAAAATACCCTATATACATAGTGTCCAAGGGTAGGTGGAAAAGCAGACTTACATCCAAAGCTTTGGAGTTTATGAATGTTGATTACAAAATAATTATTGAGGAATCCGAATTTGAAAACTATGCAAAAGAAATTGACTTAAAAAAAATATTGATTTTGCCCAAAAAATATCAAGACGAATATGACACTTGTGATAATTTAGGTTATACAAAAAGCAAAGGCCCGGGGGCTGCAAGAAATTTTGCTTGGGATCATTCGATAGATTGTGGTCACAAATGGCACTGGGTCATGGATGATAATATTGATGCATTTCACAGGCTTAACAGGAATGTAAAAGCAGAGGTTACCTCTGGAACTATATTCAGATGCATGGAGGATTTCGTTGAACGATATGAAAATATTGCTATAGCTGGGCCTAATTATTATTCGTTCTGTAAGTCGACTGACGCTGTGCCAGCGTTTGTTACTAACACCAGAATCTATAGCTGTTTATTAATCAGAAACGATATCCAATACAGATGGAGAGGAAGATACAACGAAGACACAGATTTATCATTAAGGGTTTTAAAAGACAAATGGTGTACTTTGCAATTTAATGCGTTTCTATGTGGTAAGGTTACGACTCAAAGAATGAGCGGAGGTAATACTGAAGTCTTTTATAAAAACGAAGGCACTTTGCCGAAAAGCCAAATGCTTGTCGAGATGCATCCAGATGTAACCAAATTGGTTTGGAAATTTAATCGTTGGCATCACCATGTAAATTACAAAATTTTTGCATCCAATAAATTAAAAAGAAAAGATGGGTTGATTATCAAAGATGTCGTTAACAATTATGGGATGAGATTATTAACTACAAAAAAAATAAATCAGGATTGTCTGAAATAATTTTGTTACTATAACGAATAATACAATGAAGGTCAGGCAGCTTGTCGCTGATGATTTTCATGTTTATATTGCGATTGCACCCAGCTTAAATTACTTAACCTTAATCCTTCGGTTATGTTCGATACGCTGGGTGTTTTCGTTTCTATTTGTTTTCCATGGTATTTTTTACTACATCCAAAACTTTTTCAATGTCTCGAAAAAGTGGGTCTAGCTTGAAAACATCAAACACTTCAGATCGTATACAGGTTCCGTGCTTGGTGACGATGTCCGTCAAGAACCCCTCCCAGTTGCGTTTACATTTCCAGTGCCGTAATAGTTTGGCGGTGGGTGCTGCACATTGATGGGAAGATAGTCTGGTCGAAACATTATTGGTGAAACCAATTTTAATTCGTGTTTTGGAAAATTCGGGGACTAGGAGAATTACATAAAAGAAACCGATCTCTCCGGAGTCCTGTGTGCGTTTCGCCAATAGTTTTTTCTTGTCCGACTGATTTGGCAACAGATTGTTTTTTATCCAGTCAATCTGCTGCTGTGTAATTACGGATGCCAAATGTCCGGTATGTGTCCGGATTTTTTCCACCTCTTGCACCTTGCAAAGCTCCGAGACATACCTGCGGACGGTGGTATAACCTACGCCGAGTTGCTCACCCGCTTGAAAGAGATTGAACTTTTTTTCGCTCATTGAACAGTCCATTGCGTCAATGAAAAAGGGGGTCGATTAATTTCGGCCCCCATATGGTTTCCACAATGGTATCAAAGAACGGGTGTTATTGTAAACGGGAAAGAAACTTGGATATGTCTGCCATTTCTTCCACTAGCTCATCATCATGCTCCATTCTGTCAGAAAGTTTCTCGGCACAATCGAGACAAATATAATCCCATCTTGTCCATATGCAGGAGTAATTATCCTCAAGAAGTTGGTTGCCATAGGCTAGGGAACTCATGGTGCATTCCGCGTCACAGTAGTCACAAAATATTTTTTCATTAGGTTCTGATTCAGTTATAAGCTTTTTCTTGTCGCTCATGTTGACATTCCTTTCTTGGTGAATAGGGTCTTATTCGGTTTCCATCCAGTCATGGGATACTATCTGATATCGTTTTCTGATACTACGCATGGTGTAAGGTCTAGGTTTGCCCCAGGAATCTTCCTTGATCTTATGTCGCCAAAACTGGTCGATTGCATCCTTGGTGTTCGTTGCGAAGACAACAATTTTCCATGGCTCATTGCTTGGATTGTCTGCCGTAAAATACCTTACCTCATACCTACGCATCTTTTCTGGGGCCATGCTTGGCGTATCCTTCCTTGGAAAATAGGGTCTAACTGTAAGGAATAATTGTAAACATTCCTTACAATAGTCTAAGAAAAAACATGGTCTATACTCCGTGCTATTATTCCACGACTGTTGATCTCAACTGGGTCTATAGGCTTTACATTCGTCATAGGATATCCCCATTTACCTTTGCTGGCTGTATGCCCATTACTTGATATGTAGTAAGGGGACTCCTTGCCAACTAAATGTCGATGGTAATCCAAATCGAAATCAAGCTCCGAACCATAGAACACTGGTTCACCAATGGTACAGGTTCCAACTAAAGTGGCCTTTCCTTTACCAGTCCTTACGATGCCAACAGTGGTTCCGATATAGGGGTCTAGGCTTCTGGTGTTACGGGTCTCAATGGTCTTTGAACCATTAAGAATTTGTTCGGTAAAGCATTGATGCTTATCGTTAATGTTTACACCCATCATGTTACACCAACCCTTCTATGTACCAAGCGATGATGTCATCATTGCTTGAGTCCATCAGGCACTGGGACAGTTCCCCGACATACATGACATTGGTTTCCACACCATGCCTTATGTACACGCCACAGAATTCATCTATGACAAGGGAACGACCCTTGGGCATCTTCACGATTCGGGAAATCTCATTGCCGTTTCCAAGCTTGCCTTTTTTGTATGTTTCCATTTTCCATTAGTCCTTTCCAAATAGGGGTCTGTAAATTAACCATATACAACTTCGCCCAGGATGGCAATTTGAACGAAGGCATCAAAGTCCGTGGCATCAGCCTGGCACAACCAATCTTCCATGCTGTCTTCATCTGTCCACATATTCTCACAGAATTGGGTACATCCTCTTGGCCATTTCGATTTCGCTACAGGGATTGCAGCCAAAAGCTTTTCCCTGTTTAGTTCATGGTGTTCTACTTTTCCATCATCATGATATTCTCTGAAGGTAAAAAGCATCTCATCGTATTTCCACCTGATGCACAGTAAATATCCGGCAGCTTCTGGGAAATTGCCCATGATACCTTGGATAAATTGTTCTTCAATTTCTTCTTTATTTTCCATGGCTTCCTTAAGCTTATCGGTCAACCATTGGTTACCTAAAAATTCGATGTCTCCCCAGTAGTTCCAGCGTCCTTCGCATTTGCAAAGAATGACTTTGTCTTCTCTTTTCAAAGTGTAAATCAATCCGCCTACATTAACCTTAAATTCATTGCTCATTTTTCTTCTCCTGATTGTTGGTTGTGGTTGTTCAAAATAGGGGTCTAATTACGATTAGCAAGGTGAAGGTCTACTTCACCTGTTTGGCACCAATGGCGAAGGATTTCGATGCCTGCAATGCATTCAATGGCATCGTATATCTTTCCAAAGAATCCTGCCCTTTGGTTAGCATCCATTGGTATTGTCCATTCTGTTTTGTAATCGCTATCTGCTGCATTGGCCATGGCCAACATTGTAAACAAGTTAATGATGGTGTTTTCATAGTTCATGGTAGTCAATCCTTCTTTTATGCCACCTGTTTTTTATGCCCTGCTTTTACCCGGTGGCTTAGGTAAAAACAGGGTCTTGAAAAACAGGATTTTATCTTTTGCTGTAACCTTGAATATACCAGTCAGCAGTCTCGAAACCGCTTGGGTCATGTGGCAAAGTTAGATTGTTTTCAACGGCAATCTTTGCAGCCTTGACAAGCTTCTTTGCAGCGTTCTTTGACAAGGCATGACACATGGTGAATGTGTTGGAAACGCTATCAAACAATCTAATCTGATAGCCTCCACAGTATTCACAATCACATTTACCATCGTAGGTAAGACAGGCTAGGATATCCTCCACCCCATGTCCAGTAAAGCCTTTGGCCCTGATTCGAAAATAAAGATCATTCATGGTAGTCAATCCTTCTTTTAGTGATGTTATGGGGCCCATTTTTTAGGCCTATTTTCCGGGGCCCCAATGCCGGAAATAGGGGTTAGATGTTTACTGGTTCTTCTTCGCCATGTCTTCAACTTCGTTAACCCAATCCCATGCACTAAGGCCGTTGAAGGTATAGGTGTTTAGGGATTGGGATTGCCACATATTGGAATTGCCACCCGTAACATACCAACACTTGGCGTTCTTCCAAACATCGTAAGGTAATCCTCGTTTTTTCAATTCCGATCGTACCATTCTTGGGGTTGTTTTCATTACTATTATTCCTTCACTAGTGGGGTTAGATGTTAGGTGCTATGGTTTAATGAATTCCGATTGCTATGGGAATTCCGCGGAATTTATCCGACCCGCAGGCATGGTCGCCGTTGGAGCAGGAACCGCATAAGCCGGGACAGGAAAACACTTTCCTGCCAGTGGTATCAAATCCGGATTGCCTAGTCTCAGAATGATATTCGGGCAATGCGAATCTTTTGTTCGATTTGTCCTTTACCTTTGCCAAGGGTACGGCGATGAATTCACCACGAACCATGGGCAAAGATAACATCGTTTCCTTGCTGGTTTCCCGTACCCTACCGCCACCAGAGATATTGAGAATGTAGTTGCTAGGCACTGAAACAAGTTGAGAAGCTTTATGGATTTCATCCCATGATTTCGAATAACCATATACCTTGATGGATGGACGATTCGCTATTAGATCGAACCAAAAAATGACATCGCTAATTGATGAAAAGTCCCCGTCCACATATAGACGCAACTTGCTAACGCTGGAAGGTATAGCTTCAAATGCCTTAACGATTAAATCAGGAAGGTATTTCATAAAAATGCTATTTTGCAACTGGCGGAAAAACGCTGCGGGGTATCGCCAGCTTTTAACGCTGTAGCACCATGTTTCACAAGGCCCACGGCCGGGGCAAGAGAATATAGCTATGGTGCTAAAAGATGCGAATGGCAACTTGCTATTGCCTTTCAGGGTTATGATCTCAAAAGGCACTTTGTGGCCATTATTGGGGCCATCAAGGAAGCTTAATAGCTTCAATGAATACCGTTTCCAATCCCTTCCATCGGCTTTATTTTCGCAAAAATCCCGCAATAACTCAACCACTTCCACTATGGAAGTTGTTGACATGATGGATGAGGCGAGATTCTTTAAAGTTGCTACTTTCATTACTATTACTCCACTAAGTTGATAAAAAACAAGCCACACGCTACTATCTTATCGACTAAGTAGTGATTGTTTCAATATGAGTTGATAAAGAATTTTTGGCAAAATGGTTGTAAGTATATGGTACATAAGGGTTTAAAATTTTAAAAAAAAATAAATTACCAACTTAAGTTTAAAATGAATGCTAGAGAAGTTAATGGTTGTTTTGAATGTATCAACTTATGTTTCAGAAAATGCAACTCATACCATTATATATTGTACTCAAGTGTACACTATATGTAGTGTACAAAGTAGAATTTAAGTTGAATTGGATTGTACCTGAATTTAATGTTCACTATGTTTATAAACAATTGTTTTTCTTAAAATTGCGAATCGCTTTAAATCGACTATTTCAGGTGGAGACGGGCTTTGTATCAACTTGAGTTGAAAACGCCTGTAATCAAGTTTAATGCGATTTAAACCTATATCGTTTTTTGCGTTTTTTGCGTTAACCTAGATAATATGGGTAAAATGTATGGATTGTATTGTTAAACTTGAATTGATAAAAAATACGATAAGCAAAATAGTGAAAAAACAGTACTGCTTAGGGTATATCCCATGGTATGTCATGTTAATATAGGTAAGTATGGTAAAGTGGGTGGGGTGGGGGGTATAGGTAGCCTAGGTAGCCTAGGGGCTCTCATAAAGCTCTCATATTCCTATTTTTTTTTTT